CCTTGGTTGGCACAAAGCCAGCAGACGAACCTGCTAGATGAGAGCTGTTCGCCTGCTGGATTTGTGCCAACCAAGGTGGGTCAATTTTAAATGATGATGCCGGATCAATTTTGAACGCTCATTGACACCCTTGGCTTCAAGTGTCGGGTCTTGCAGCTTTAAGATATCGGAGTAGTTTGCGATCGTAATATCGTTTTGCGCGGTCGCAATCAGTTGCCCGCCCTTGGCTGGAACACTGGCCGGAACTGCCTGCTGTGCAAGCTTACTTTCAGCTTTACCGGAAGCCTTGTTCTTTTTCGTTTTTTTACTCATAGGCGAAATCCTTCAAGCGGGCTGGATGAGGCAAGCGGCGCAGTCTTAATGGTGCTCGCATTCAAGGTGGTAAAGGCCATGGAAAGGGTTTGGGTCCACAGCATCTCAAGACAGTCTGGGCCGTCATCATGAGCAGCGTTCGGCCATTGCTGAAGCTGGTCAATCAGGGTTTGATGGGCTTTGTTAAAGCGGATCAGACCAGCTGCTGCGGGCGGCTGCAAACGCTCAATGCGCAGGTTCTTATCTGCAATGGGCGTGACCGCAAAACACGGCATGGCAAGACCCGCCTTGGCTGCTGCCTTCATTAAGTCGGTGCGCAAGAGTTCCTGGAACTGAACGGTCTCCACAAACCAGCCCTGACAGCCATAAATACGCTGTAAGGCAATGGCGTCCTCAATAATCATATCGGGCAGACGTTTGCGGATGGAGGCCTCCACCACATCCATCGTCTGTGTCTCCCGGTCAAATCCACCAATCAAGATGGCGCTTGGGTCGCGGTTCTTGTTGTGCTTGCCAAGGGAGGGATCAATCGCGCCAAAGTGCAGCCAGTCGCGTTTGATCTGCACATAATAGGTCAGAGCACGGAACGGATTGTCCTCACTCATTGGCTTATTCTGGTATTCGCTTTCAAAGGCGGAGTGTGATCCGGCCCGCTCCTTCATCAGAAAATCAAGCGGATGCAGTTCCGGCCAGTTCAGGACCGCGCCCTTGTTCATCTCCTCGCGCTGTGCAGCATAAAACGCATCTGCGGCGGGTTCGCCGTCATTGAGATAAGTCTCTTCCCACTTGTCCCACAGATCCATGCGTTCCGGCCATTTTAAAACGGCCTGATATTCAGCGACCCGCCAGCGCGGCTTTTTAGAAAACCGCACAATCACCGCATCAAAATGGAGCACCGTGCCCGCATAAAGCACGTCCATGCGGCCATCGGTGGAGCCCAGCTTCAGGACAGCCTTTTCCACCCAGTTCTCAAGCTTCTGGCGCTGTTTGGGGCTTTCAACGTTTTCATCGTTTTCAATATCGTCCAGGATCACCAGATCCGGGCGGTGGGGACCGTGACGGCGACCGCGTAGCTTCTTGCCGGTGCCAAAGCCTTCCACCTTGATATTGTTACGGGTGATCAAATCCCCTTCGCGCCATGTGCGGCCCTGACCGACAACCTTGGGAAAGTCATAGGCAAGGCGTGGGTTGCTCTCCAACTCGGCCTTCAGCGCTTCCACCATGACAGCGGCCTGCTCAAAAGCATCCATAATCAGCATGATGTAATGCTTCAAACCGCGCACAATGCACCACAGCGGGAAGATCAGCGATACATGGGTGGACTTGGCAGAGCCGCGTGGGGCAGTGATCAGCTCACGCTCGCCCTTTTCAGTTGTAACGATCAGCGGCAAGTTTTGATAAAGATCCAGATGCAGCTTGCTCGGCGGGCTGGTCAGGTAATGGGGAAAATAGGTTTCGGCAAAATAGCGATAGCCGGTGGCCGGATCAGCCACCGCCCTGATACGCTCTTGCCGTGCGCTCTCGTCAATGGGGAAGGCATCAACGGAAAGCTCAATTTGCAGACGCATACTCTCTGCAAGCTCGGCCAGTTCTTTCTTAAAGTCCTTCCCGGAAAGCTTTTTAGGCTGTTTCATCCGTAAACCTCTGCCAGATACTCTCCAAAGGGTTCCAGCACTTCTAAAAAGGTCTGCGCATGGTCAGGGTGATGTTTACGGATGAACTCGGCAAAGCGCTGCAATACATCTTGCGCCACCCCAAGCTCAGACAGTTTGGGCGCAACCCGCCCGGCAGAGGCCACCATCTTGTTAAAGGCGTCAGATAGCGATGCCATCAGCTTCACTTTTTCCGGCGGATCAATATTCTCAGAGGCCTTGATCTGCTCAATTGTGGCCTGGAACATGGAGACGAAGTCCTCAACCACGCTTGTCACCACGGCTTCCAGCCCTTCGCCAGCTAAAGCGTTGGCAGAACGGGCAGCATCCCAGTTGTCACCACCCGTTGCCGCATCCTTCTTCCAGCGCCGTAGGGTGCTTTCAGACACGCCAATGGAAAACGCCACGGTCGGGATTGCTTGCCGGTCAAGAACAAACAACCGCCGCGCCAGTCGCTTTTGATCTGCCCTGGACGGTTTCTTACTCATTCAGGCCCCGACTTTCTGCTTGATGAAAGCAACAGCCACAGAAACCACCGATGCAACTACGGTGCTGTTCACCATGGCTTTGCGTTCAACAGCGCGTAACCGATCATCCTGTTTTTCCTGACGGGCTTCCAGCCCATCAACCTTCTTATCAATCCCCTGAAGAAGACCTTTAATCTCCCCCAGTTCCTTTGCAAACTGATCATTCATTAGCGAGCCCTCCGGGCAAATGCGCCGCGTATGGCTTTTTCAAAAGGACGGGTGAGGAAGTACGCGCCGACGATCCAGCCAGCCCATGTCCCAAGAGGATCTGGCAGCTTGGCGACATCCCACTCAAAGTGAAACAGACTGTCAGCCACAATCGCCCCGGAATGAATCACAATCGGCCAGGCAAAGGCAGGCCGGATCATGGCTGTCACCCACCAGCCTTGCTCGGCCAGCACAATGTCGCGGGCGGCACGGCGGCTTTCCAGCTCAGCTTTCAGCTCTTCAGCAGCAAGGCCTGCGCTAATACGCTCGCGCTCGTTGTCACTATCAGCGCGTTTTTCCAGATGGCTCAAAACCCGATCAAGGGCACCACCACTGAGCCAGCTCAATCCTTTGGCCGCAATAGAAAGAAGGAAACTCATCCTGCGTGCCTCCAGCTTTGTGCATCTTCAAGACGGCGCTGCTTGATGTTTCGTGCCAGATACCAGATCCCCAGCCCAACTCCGGCAATCAGGAGCCACTTGTTATCGGAGGCAAGCTCCATCAGCGGGGCAAGCTGGTGACGAAGCTGGCTGAGCTGTTCAGCTCCCGTGCCAAGCTGATCCAGCACCCCTTGAGAGGTCTCTCCAAGTGCGCCCGCGCCGACACTGGTTCCGACCAGAACCTTTGCAACGCGCGTCAGGTCATCTGCTTTTTTAACGGTTTGTGAGCCCGCCGCCCGCAGGTCACGAACGGTCAGATTTGCGCGGGCCTCATCGTGCCGCTGTGTCAGAGGCACGGCCTGCTCAAGAGCAGTTTCAGTGTTGCCTCCAACTTTCCCGTCTGGCTTCAGGCCGTGCTCCACCTGAAACGCCACCACAGCCTGCCGTGTGGCTGGACCAAAATCACCATCTGGGCGCAGAGGAAACCCAACTGTTGCCAGACGCTCCTGCAAGGCTTTGACCCGGTAGCCGGAAGAGCCAAGGCTTAAGATAGTCTCAGAGGAGGAGGCCTGCGAAGCGCCAGAGGAGCCGGTCGCAAAGTTGTAAGTCACCCCAGCAATGCGGGCGTAGGCTTCAGCAAGCAAAGCAGCATAGTAGTCCACCTGACCTTTGCCGTTATAAATTCGGGCAATGGCCCGCCAGTCTTTGGCTTGTAACTCGTCGCGCAGACCAGACGTTTCCAAAAAAGAGACAAAGGCCTTAATCTGGTTTTCGCCGTTTGCAGCAAGCGCGAGAACAAAATCCTGCACGCTGTCATAACCGCACATGGAAAAGTTAAAACCCATGATCTGAGCAAGGCCATAAGAGCAAGCTTTCAAAGCTGCCGTCTCATCAAGCTTTGCCATCTTTCTCAAGCGGTCCCAGCGGCGATTTGAGCCAGAGCCTCCAAGCCCTTTGTAATTCTTTTTCTTCCAACGCTTGGCAGCAAGGCCGAGAGTGACGGCCTTAAGTCGCTCGGACTTAGGTAGTTCGCGGTAAAATACGTGCTTTTCTGGAAGCAGGATCAGGCGGCCCTGATCATCAAAAGGGGCTCCCTTGCTTTCCACTTCCAAAACAGCCTGCAAGACGGCCATCTCGCAGCCAAGTCGAGCTGCTTCCTGCTTGAGCAGCGGTTCTGTGGAGGTTTGAGTGCCGCGTGCACGGCGCAATTTTTCTACTATAAAAGACATGAGGCCCGCCTCAGCTAACAATCACTGGGGCGAGCCTCATATATTATGGGATCTCGTGCGACGGAAGCAGTTCCGCAAGGGGTAAATCATGGAGGTTGCTCTTTGAGTAAATCCTCCAGGTCGATCTGACGTGGATCAACCGGTTTGCGCCTGGGCAGTTTCTTGCCCGAAACCAGGGTACGGGCATAGCGCTCGGAAACGCCAAGTTCCAAACCAATTGCGAGTGTTGTCATGCCATCTTTGCGCATTTTTAACGCTGCTTCTCTGGTCTCCCCCCGACCCACATGGGTTGGGATATAGATCTTGTTTCCCGGTAATTCCGCAATCAGTAAATCGGCAAAGACACGGTCAATGAGCGCTAAAGGATTGTTCTGGCTCCACTTGAGTGGGATTTTCACTTCCACCCCCGGCAGCTTGTTTAAAAGCTCCTCAACCACTTCCTTGCCGCAGATATCATAGATATCACGCATATCCTCAGTTAGATGTTTTGCTTCAACCATGACGGCCTCCTGAGCGGTTCGAGGGCATGATCGTGACCACTTTGCCGTCAGCAAACACATATCGGATTGCATCACTGCGAAGTCCCACAGCCCCGGCCAGTAAAGCTGTTTCTGTTTCGCGCCTGATCAGGTCGCGAACAGCACCCACATCAATCTCTAAAACCCGCTCCATGTAACGCAGTACCGCATGGTCAGTAACTGGGTGAAACTCAACCATGAGCGCCTCTCATGATTGTAAATACCCCGCCAGACTGATTGAATGCCCGCATCAAACCTGATTGTTTTAAAAGGTATTTACTATGAGATTTGTGCTGACCCTCGCCGCCCTGCTGTTTGCCTCCGGAGTGCAGGCGGAAACAGAACTTGAGCCGTGGCAGGAAAAATCTGCTGAAGCCCTTAGTTCCTTTAATAAGTTCAAGGAGGTGAGTTGGGAGCAGAAAATTAGTCTCTGGATTTTTGTAGAAAATGACGGATCTGATTGGAACTCTATTCAAAGCTACGTTTGCAAAACGCTGAAAGGTAATGGAAAACCTGATAGCGCGTTTGTTGTAGTAACTTTCTGGGATCATCAGGCTGCATTGGCAGGTAATTCTATTCAGTATGCAAAAAATCCTTGTTGACGTATTCATCCCAACAACCTCCCTTCAATCTGCTTCAAAGCCTCAATCAAAGGGGTGGCCTGGTCATAGGTCAGCCGCTCCGGATCATCCACATCGCAGCGGTTTTTAACAAAGCTCCGCAAAACCTCCTTGTAAGGCGACTCCCAATAGCCGAGGTCATCCAGACTTTTTGCCAATGCGTATAGCTTGCGCACATAGCCCTTGCTGGATGCAGGGCGGAATGCGCCGCCCTGCTTTTTAGGCTCCCAGCCAAGACGCTTAAACTCAGTAACAACGCGCAAACGCTGTGCTTCATTCAGATCCTTAGCGCTGCTTTTTCCAGCTACCCGTTTCAAGACAGCCCGATAACTGTCCTCATCCAGCGCCAGATCCTTTTTCGCAATATGAATTTGTGCAAGATATCGGCTCATATCTAACCTCAATACTCAGGTCCGTAAGATAGCTCACAGTGGTCTTCATCAATGATGAGCTTTGAGCCATTGGCATAGAGATTGAGAAGAAGCTTTTGAAAGCCATAACCACGCCCAAACAGAATAGGCGTTTCTTTGTCTAGTTTGCCCTGATATCGACCAGCCTGAGCAGCGTAGACTTTGCCGTCTTTATCGATATCAATCTGGTAATCGCAACGGTACTTGTCTTGGTTCTCTTCTTTATCGAAATGAATATGAGTATAGCCGTAGTCACTTTCTTCTACATGCAAGGAAATTTCCCCGCTTTCCCATTCCTCTTTATGGAGTTCGCCCTCTTTGAACTCCTCAATAAGCTTTGACAGCCTGATTTCATCGGGCGCACTTGCAAAGAGGTTTTCCATTTCTTCTTTTAGCTTATCCTGGCCTGTTTTATTGACGTGTTTTTCGACCATTGGGCGCAGCAAACGAAGAATGGTTTCATTGTAAGATGGCAAGCCCAGATCACTGTCGACCTTCAGTGCGCTTTCAACTGCCGCCGTAATCGCTTTGCCCGCCTCGCTATAGCTGCGTAGAGCAGACTCGATTGCATCTTTAACGGTCTTATCCAGCGTCTCCTCAATAATCTTCATCATGGTCTGGCTGGAGAGCTTTTCTGCAATCGTTTTCTTGATGGCCTCTTCTAAGGCGTCATGGTTCAAAATGCCGGTCATCGCTGATCTCCCATCCGGTTCGCTGGATGACCAACAGGGCACCCGTTTTTCAGATCTGTGGTTGTGGTGTAAATCGGGGTTGGCCCGTCCACATGGTTTACTGAAACGGTTCCGCAGACTTGATGACCACGGCGGTTCCAGTACTCCCTGATAATATTGAAACGCTCATGCTCACGGCGCAGGTCGTATCCCATTTGCTGGTTACTCATGATGGCCTCCTAGACAGCCGCAAGATCGAGAGAAATTGGGGTGCGTTGCCCAGTTGCAGGGTTGCGCTCATAGAGACGAAGGTAGGTTTTTGAGCCCGTCACCCGCACCGCATCAGAGATTGCGTCCATGGCCTTTAGCCATTCATTGTCCTCAATGGAATGACGGCGCAAGCCGAGGACACGTCCTGTTGAGATTTGCCCTTCTTTATCGACCTGGAAAGCATCATCTACCAGCACTTGAAGGTTGGCATTTGCTCCCTCACTCCACTTATGAATACAGCTGTCAATCAGTGCCTTGGCGGCTTCCAATTCAGGTCCAAAGCTGATGCTTTCAGAGATTGCAATTTGTAGCTCCAGCTTGCCGTCAAAACTGCGCAAGGTCATATTGCCTTTCTTGCCGCCTTTTTGAGCGCCATACTTTTCGGCAATCAGTTCGCGAAACGCTTGAACCTCTCCCATGCTGTGGGTTTTAAATGTTCCCAGCAAGCTGTGCAGCTCACGGGCTTTGGCTACAACGTTCTTAACAAGTGCGTCTTCTTCCTGATGCTCGGGCTTGATCGCGCAAACCGGGATCATGCCTCCCTTCGGATCTTCCCAGTACTGGGCAGGGTCAAGGCGTGCTGTTGTTTCATGTGTCATGGTCAATTCCTTTTTGAATACATTTTGTGTTCCGGCTCAGGGTCGGGAACACAGCAATTTTGGGGTCGTTGAAATGGGAGGCTTCCAGGGGTGTCACCTTGCTTTTTGCAAGCCGTTCCAACTGCTCAGCCAACTCCGTTCCCTTGAGCAATGTCTGGGCGAAAAGCTCATGAGCTTCAGGCTCCATAACCTCATTGCAACGTGAGGCCAGAAACAGAACGCGCAGCTCTTTCAGGAGGCCGCTTAACATGCCGTCTCCTGACCCGTTCGGGAGGCGTTCATGGAACAGCGCTGACAGGCCGCCCAATGGCGCAGGGCTGCCGGGTCACTGGTTGGTATGGCGCGATGACAGTTGCTCCGACAGTTTTCCCGGCTAATGTCTGACCCAAGGTATGGACACAGCACGCGGTCACAAAATCGCTCAATGGCACGGCTTTCAAAGCGGTCTACTCGTCCACCATTGGCCTCAAGTTTTCCAGCCAGATAAAGACTGACTGCCGTACGTGATACGCCCAAAGCATCTGCAACAGCTTGTCTGCTTCCAAGTGTTGCCACCTGTTCTTCAAGGAGGCCGCGTACATCTATTTGCATGATACGACCTCCCCGGAATTGCCCAGGTTATGGTCAAACAGCGTCTTTGATTGCGGACGCCACACCGGTGCAACTGGGCCAGTATCTTTGAGAAGACGCCACCGCTTAAATCCGTTGGAGGTGAGCTTTGTTCCAGCCGCACGGCGCGGCATTTCGAGTAGGTAGCCAAGCCTGCCCAGAGCATTGATATAGCGGTGCAGGTTGTTATCCGCCGTTTTCTCTGTGCCTTCTTGGGCTGCCATTAGTATATCGGGAACAGTAAAAGCCTCTCCCATACGCATGATGTTCCAAGCCCGCTGACGCAAGGTGCTGCGTTGTGGCGCTCTGCTCTTGCCTCTGTCAGGCATGATCGGGCCACTGGTCAAAGTCACATTGCCTTTCACCGCGCATGTTCCTGCTTCTGTGAGCTGGTAGCACCCGGTTTCCACACGCTCAGCCAAGCCGCGAAAGATCAGCTTAGTTGCTCCTTTCGAGATCTGCCTGCGAGACAGGTCCAACTGCGCGTCCAGCTCATCCATGGTCCGGCAAGCGCCATCTCCAAGGCTGTAAAGCAAGGTTGTCGGGATTTCGCCAGGAAGCGTCATGCCAGCACCTCCGGCACCGTGATTGGACGGTTGGAGGAGCGGTCATTGATGATGGTCACCCCGGCCATGTCTGCCATAGTCAGCCCGCCTTCTCCGGGAGGGTTAAGCAATCCATGACGCTCAATATTGGCAATGGCCTCTAAAATTTCGCGATTATACCCGCCAGAAACCTTGCGGATAAATTTAAGCAGGTCATCAGCCACCGGCACTTCACAGCGCCCGTCGATCAGAGCCCGCACATCTTCTTCAGAGCATTTCTCGAAACGAACTTTTTGGGAAACACGGGAGGCAACCTGCGGAAAGCGTGTCAGGTTATCGTTGACCTTGCCCATGCCCACCAGAATGACGGGGAGTTCAATCATGTCGGAGATGTCGCGAATGGTCTCCAATATGGCTGATTTGCTGGAGACGTGATCGGCTTCATCAATCACCAGCCCAAACGCCTTGCTTTCAATCCCAGCAGAAGCTTGCCGTCCGGCCAGCTCCTCAAGAGCCTTGCGGTACTTTTTCTGGAATGCATGAGGTGGGTGTACCCGCAAGGCTTCCAGAAGCTCATTCATAAACCAGCTTGGCGTCCACTCTTTCTTGGCCCGCAGGTAAATCGAGCCAGTCTTGCCCACCCAGTTTCTTAAGGTGGTTGTTTTGCCAAGTCCCGGCAGTCCGTCCACGACTACAAGGCAAGCCTCTTGTGCACCCCGCTCATTCAGGGCAGTCAGCGCGTTAAAAAAGCGCTGCACGTTGGAGGTCTTTACAAAGTCATTCCGCATCTGTTAGTTCCTTAAGTGCATTAAATGTGGCGTCAGGCAGCGGTGCGGAGGAGAGTTCGAAGGCTCTCCGCGTCGATACCAAGCGCTTCAAAGAGGTCCAGATAAGTCCTGTTGGTCACACAGTCCGACAGGATTTTTTTGTCCAGATCGGTCATTTTTTCAGGATTATCCAGGACCCAAACAGCAAGCTCTTCCTTGGACTTAAATACTGGCCTGCCGGATTTGGTTGTGGGTTGAGATTTCGGTTCTTGAACTTCAATTGGTTCCGCCATGTGAACCACGTTGGTATCGGGCTGAGCCGACTTCATCACGACTGAAACAAGATCGTCGTCGCGCTCTTCAAAGCCGGGGGCCGAAGCAAACACTTCCATAGGCTGCTCGCCAGAATGCTCCACGAGATAGCCCGGACGCTGCTCTTGCTCGACACGGCGCAGCTTGTCTTCCAGCCGTTTGGCTGCTGTCTTTGCTTTTTTCTCGCGGGCGCTTTCGATAACCGGTTTGGGGAAGTAAGCTTGGCTGTTGCCTTCAAACTTGGCAGTGCAGATCAACGCACCTGGGGTTTCAATGCCGTCCACATAATCAAGCTCGCGCACCCATACTTGGCTTGCATCCAACATGTCATAACAAACCATGACTTCCTGGCGGTCATAACGCTCAAGTTCCAGAGCGAAGTAGCGGTTCTTTTCAATTGTTACGAGGCCGCGTGAAACCTTGCGGCGAGCTGCCGGTCGAGACAGGTCGTCACTGTCTTCCTTGGTAAGAGTGACGGCCTTGAAACCGTGAGATTCAAATTGAGCCCAATATTCATTGGGAGACATATGGCGAGTGTTGCCAGTGATGCTTCCACGCACCTGTGGCAGCGCAGAATGAGGTCGATCATTGTAGTATTGCAAAGCTCCATCAAAAATTTTGAGGAACTCGTTCCAGCTGATGAGTAACTCGGATGCGCCGGTTTCTTTAAGGTCATTCTTGATTTTCTTGTGTAGCTTCAGCGCGGCTTCCCGGTCCAGATCACGACCAGCATAGCTTGGCAGCGTTTTGGCAAGGCGGGTGTAAACTGATCCGTTAAACCGCTCGATAATACCGCGAGCCTGCGAGTTGTAGGCTATGCTGTGTTCTTTGTGTGTGCCAAGGCGGCTCAGCATGCCTACTGCAGCTTCATCCAGCAGCAGGTTTTTGTAGCCCTTACCGTTATCTACGTAGAAAATCGCAGCAACACCGCTTGCCATGCTGGCATTGCGCAGGGCTTCAGAAACATCGTAGGCCTTCTCATTCAGTCCGATGGAATAACCAACGCATTTGCGGGTCACTACGTCCAAAATGCTGGTGATCTCAGGGCGGATCGGATTGCCGGAAAATGGGTGTGCGACAAAAGCGTCAAAGGTCTTGCCGTCAGCCGTATAGATGTCGGTTGGTTCCAACCCTTCAGTTGACCGGCTCACATAGACTTTGCGGGCCTTAAGCGCCAGCAGACCTTCGCGGCCTTTATAGGCGGCAATCGGGTCGGCCTTCTTCAGCTTGGTCAGATAGCGTTTGACCTGGTCGTAACTTGGTGCCTGTGCAGGATCAGGAAGGCTGGCGCGGTACTGATCAAGCGCCAGCGCGACGGTTGGCTTGCGCGGATCGGCATAGAGTTTGAGGAATCCCGGTGCCCAGGCATAGCGCTCAGCGTTAAGCGCATCCTGCTTGCGCTTGCCCGGAATGAGACCAGCAAAGCCGCTGTCCTTAAATGCCTTGCGCCAGTTGTAAATGGCACGGCGGGAGATCCCCGTTCCCTTGTCCTTGGCCGTGCGCACCAACTGAAGTAACTGCTCCTCATCCGGCGTTAGAACCTCTTGGTTCAGGAGCACTTTCACCTTAGCCGTGAGCCCACATACGGCTTTGTCATAAGCCATGCCGCGCATGACCAGCTGCTCCACCATCTGCAAGATCTGCTTACGAGCTTCCGCAGCGCGACGTTGTGCGCCGTCAGCATCCGCCAAGGTCACAGCTGTTTTTGCGGGCGCTTTAGCCTGCACAACAGGCACGTCTGCGTTAAGACGCTCAATGTTGAACCGAGCTTCTAACGCTTTACGAGCTGGCTCTGGCAATAAGTCAATGTGGTACTCCCAGCCTCCGCCTCGACCTTTACGTTTGCGGGCGAGCGGTGTGGACTGCCAGTTTTGCTTGACGGCTGTTTGGTTGATGCCCTGAGTAGTTGCCGGTAGAGAGGAAATAGCTAAAGTCGCAAGTTCTAACGGCGTAAACCACTCACGCTTCGTACCATTATATGATAGAGCTGGAACTGTTCCGCTCATTTCAAACCCTTCCATTCCTTGTCTGCTTGCTGGATCATCTTCTTGATGCGCATCTGCGCTTCTTCCATCAGCTGCCGTTCGATGAGGGGACGGTATTTTCGGTCCACCACAATCATGTCAGTGCGAGCTAGTAGCTCGTTAAGCAGTTCTTTTGAGTTCAAAACGGAAACGAGGCCAATCAGGCGATACCCGGCAATATTGCTGGCTTCCCTCGCTTCGCTCGCCCATGCATCCAGACTGTCCCGGCTGATGGGTTCTCCAAGATGCTCAGACAGGGCTACTGCGATGTCCTCGCGGCTACGACCATCTTCTTTCATGGCCTCAGACAAGGCACGGCAGACTTTGCCAGAAGGAGTTGCCGAGCGAACCCGTGTTGGTTCAAAACGAGCCTCCACTTGTGGAGGTTGCCAGCTCAGTAAATCGTCAGTGTGTTGGCAGCGACGGGCTCTCATAGTGGGTATCCCACTCTGTAAGACGCGACTTCTACGCACAGCATCCAAACCCAAAGCACAAACGCAGTGGTGAACACCCCAAGGGCAAGCGCACTGGCAAAGTCTTTGAGGTGGTTGTCTTGTCCTGCGTCATAATCAAAGCGCCGATAAAACCGCAGGGCAACACACCGTGTTGCGCGAGCTGTTCTCATGCCGCCACCTCCGCCTCGGAAAGTGGAGTATCAGCGAGAGATCGGTTTTTCTGACTAGCGCTTGGGCCGTGTTTGTCGCTATTGTAGATGACATGGGCAGAGCGCTTGCGCCGGTCAGGCCAAAGCTCTTCCAAGGGAATACTGAGATATTTGGAGATAAGCTCCGCGCCGCGTCCGGTTCCGGTTTCCAGAGCCTTGGTCAACGTGGTACGGTGCATGCCTTCTCTGGCAGCGATTTCGGTGAGCGTCCACCCTTTGCGGTGCAACTCAGCCTTGATTGAATGCTTGTCCCACTTTGTCTGGGATGTGCGTTTAGCCATTGTATCTCCTTAAAAAGCGGACTGTTGCAGCAGCCGCTTTTTTATTCACCGTGCGACTCACCTTGGTGATTTGCACTTGCTGGTAACGAATGAGGATAGAGTATTCTCGTATGCGAATTAATCAAGAGTTTTTCGCTCTTTCATGTTTGCATTTGCGAATTACCATTCGCTTGAATGAGAAAATCTATCTAAAACAATAGGTTGGTGAGAACTTGAAAACGAAAAAAGAAGTTGAAAATTCGCTTTCAAGTTTGAAATCTGAACTTGAAAGCGAATCTAGTTTTCACGAAAGGCTACAAAACGTAGTTGAAGCATTTGGGACGGCGTCCTCATTTGCGAAAGCGTCTGGAATTTCCCCTTCGGGGTTTCACCGTGTTCTAAAAGGAGGTGAGCCGGGACTCCAAATGCTCATTTCAATTTCAAAGACTGCCGGTCTTGACTTGAATGAGTTAGTTTTTGGAGAGAGCTCGACTGGTGGCGCTTCTAATGTTGAGGGGGCAGGAATCATTACGATTCCACGCGTTGACATTCAACTGGCTGCAGGTAGCGGCGCTTTGAATGGCGACAGCATTGAGAAAGTTGAAGACATACCCTTCACAAAAGGTTTTTTAGGCGGGAAGCTAGGGAGATCTTCTGCAGATGATTTGATTATCTTAACTGCGGATGGTGACAGTATGGACCCGCTCATTGCTGACGGGGATCTGGTTATGATCGACAAAAAACGTAATACGTTATCAGATGGCGTGTATGCCTTTGTCTATGGCGGTTTGGCCCGTGTAAAATACCTTCGTCCGACCCTTCAGGGCGATATTGAGGTAATCAGCCAAAATCCTACTCACAAAGACGAGCTGCTAAAACGCTCTGATCTTGAAGATTTCCATATCATCGGCAAAGTAGTGTGGTGCGGTCACCGCTTCAGCTAAGCTGCCTTTAAAGCCAGCCAATTCAAACACACCACTTTCTTTTGCTCATTTTTGACCGTTATATGCACACCTAAGCGCCCATTTTGAATAGATTTCGCGCAACACTGTGCAAAATGCTTTTCCCTATCCAAAACGATATAATTGAGAAGTTTCAACGGGTTCATCCAATTTTATCCGCCTATACCTCTGTGCAGAATAACAGTCCCCCCCACACGTTCGTTCGATTCGCTCGATGGCATTCCTTAGATATTTTATGTCTGACCGGATCTCCGCCACAAAACGAACAGTCTCAATTTTATCATTGTCCGCCTTGAGGCTTTTTGCCTCCAGCACCACGATCCTCCGTCCATGGTCTTCCTGGCTAGAGCGGAGCTCCTGCCAACCAATGCTCAAGCTCACAATCAAACCAATGATCGTGATGATGTTTCCAATAGAGATCTCGGAGCGTATCCACATATTCCGCACTTCCTGAGCCATAGTCGCCTCCTCAGGTGACTTTCTGGATCTTCTCATCCGAGCGCTTCCAGACATAAACACCAAGCACAGACGTACCGCACATTAGGAAGGTCACAAGGAACCCGGAGAGGATACCCAATAAGGCGATCGGATCTGGAGCAGTGATGATCAAGTAAATCAACGATAGCCCCAGCAGAAAATACACAACAGCAAACAACAGCCCAAACACGGGCCGCCAAATCCGCGTGAGCAACCCTTTCGCTTTGGCCTCGGCTCGCATAGTGGCGTTGATGCTGCTGTGAGCCTCCCCCTTTGAAGTGGTCCACGCCTATAGTTAGGAAACCGGAGGACCATAGATGGCTATCAAGCGCCCCAAACCTGAAGATATTGTTGTGAAGTTACGGCAGGTTGAAGTTCTGATGGGGC